TAATGTAGCGTGGATGAACCGTAAACGACCACGCGACGGTCAAGATAACGCCCCGGCAGCATGGTTGTCTAAGGATATGTTTACACGTCTTTAAGTTTTGTGCTGGCATTGACGATAATCTCCAGCGGGGGTAGCATAAAAAAGCTACAGGAGTAAGTCATGAAAAAATTTGAAGAATCGAAAAGTGAAGTCGTTGACGTAATTAACGATCATCGAGCAAAAAGTGACGTGTCTGTTAAGTCATTAGCAAAGGATGCCGGGTGCAGCCAGAGCGGATTGAACGCCGTATTAAATGAAGATCGGGGTGTTAGTTTTGATCTGTTAATGGTCACGTTAAAGGCACTGGGATACCATGTCGAATTAAAACTGAAACACCGTACTACCGGGGTTAGTAAGATCGAGGTAAACCTATGACGTTATACGAACTGCGAGAGGTCCAGGGACAAAAAGGTGCAACTGGTAATTGGTTCAAAGGTGAATGTGAAGCAGAGTCAGCAGCACAGGCGTTATCCGACTTCATGATGGACTTTGAAGGTGAAATACATACGGATGGAGATCGTGCGTATGCGAACTGCCCCGACATGGTGGGAACCTGGATACATATGTATGAAGCCTACCCGGCAAAGGGGGGTGGGGGGTCTGATAAAATGGTTCTGAAAAAATGATATGCCGGGGGTAAATCAAAACCCTGCAACATCTGCTATGCAAAACAGTAAAAAACCAGATTGACGCATTTTCCATTAAAACGCTGGTTTCTCCAGAGTATCTAAAGCGTCATTTAGTCTAAAAACCATGGTTCCGAGCGTATCGAAATGTACATAAACCGTGGTTATTTACGGTTCAATTTACTTCATAAATCATTACCAATTAATTCCACGCTTCGCGGGGTGGCGGTAAAGGTCGCGC